GTAGCACGTCCTCATGTATGTGTAGAAGACTATAACGGAAATTACTTTGTTGTAGGGCTTCTCAATGGTGGAGACGTAAACGGAGGCACTATCGTAACTGGTGGAGCTATGGGAGACTTGACTGGTTATACACTAACTGTTAACGCACAAGAAGTAAACCCACCGTTCTTTGTAACGTCAACAGTAATTACAGACGATGCTTCGGCGGTACAAATTGACCCAACAGCTTAAAAAGTTTGTTTTTTTGATTGATTAAAGGGGTTATCTTAACGGATAGCTCCTTTTTTTTATCTGTAATACAAAATTTTTAGCGTTTGGTTATATATTAATATGCAGATAATACAAACAAGCGGAAATAAGACCTTTAATATAATCCCTAGAGTTTTTACAGTAGGCAATTTAACCGTAACAATAACAAGCGAAAGTACAAACACTCCTATAAGTGTTGTAAGCGCATCTTCTGTAAGTGGAAATTACTTACGATTTGCTTCAGTATTTGGAACTTTAGTAGAAGGTCAGTTTTATATACTAAATGTAAGTAATGGGTCAGAGATAATTTACAAAGATAAAGTGTTTTGTACTGACCAGACAATAAACCAAACAGCAAACGATTATTACAGCATTAATAAAAATCAATTTGTTAGCGAAGACAGCGCAAGCAATGAATACATTATAATATGAACGACTTAACAGTAGTAAATTTAAGTAATTATGCGTCTCCTGAGATTGTAGAAAGCTCAAACAAAGAATGGGTTTCTTTTGGATCTAATAATGATTATTTTTCTTATTTGATTCAAAGATACGAAGGCTCTCCAACTAATAACGCTATAATAAACTCTATTAGCTTAATGATTTACGGGCGTGGATTAGATGCTACAAACTCAAGCAAAAAGCCAGACCAATACGCTCAAATGATTTCTTTACTTAAGAAAGACATGGTTAAAAATCTATCTCACGATTTGAAGCTTATGGGCCAGTGTGCTATGCAAGTAATTTATTCTAAGGATAGAAAAACCATTGCAAGAGTTGAACACATAGCGGTTGAAAACTTAAGAGCTGAAAAATGTAATGAAAAAGGCGAAATAGAAGCATACTACTATTCAGATAATTGGGCTAAAGTTAGAAACGTCAGTAATACTGTAAGAATACCAGCTTTTGGCTTTAGTAAAGAAAATATAGAAATTGTATATGTAAAGCCTTACAGAGCTGGCTACAAATACTATTCTAGCGTTGACTATGCTGGTTGTTTAGAGTGGGCAGAGACAGAGCAGCTCGTGTCAAATTTTCATCTTAACAATACAATGAACTCTTTTAGCCCAAACACGTTAATACAGTTTAACAATGGGACGCCAAATGCTGAAGAAAGACAAATGCTTGAGAATAGAATAGCTGATAAATTTACTGGCACTTCTGGAGCTAAGTTTGTACTTAGTTTTAATGATAACCCAGAGGCTGCTGCAACAGTAGACACATTGGCAATTAGTGATGCTCACAATACATATAATTTTGTAAGCGAAGAAGCTACTAGAAAAATAATGGTAGGTCATAGAGTTACGTCTCCTATGCTTATGGGAATTGGAACTCAAGGCACTTCTTTAGGCTCAAATGCTGATGAATTAAAGACAGCTTCTTTATTATTTGATAATACCGTTATACAGCCATTTCAGACGCTTTTAATAGATGCCTTTGATGCTATACTAGCTTACAACCAGATATCGCTTAAATTATACTTTAAAACGCTTCAGCCGCTAGAGTTTAAAGACCTTGAAAATGTTATGGACTCCGAAACAATGGAAGAAGAAACGGGGGTTAAGTTAAGCCAAGAATTAAAAGAGATAGATGGCAAACAAGCCTATGAGACAATAGCAGAAGCAGAAGCTAAGGCTTTAGAGCAAGGTTGTGAAGGCTATCACGAACATGAAGAAGATGGAAAGACCTGGTATATGCCTTGTAAAACACACGAAAATGCAGAACTAACAGAAGATGAAACAGACAATGTTTTAGGCTCGTTAGCAGATACTGGAGTCGTAATGTCATCTGAGTATGTTTATGTAGATGAAATCGATGCAGACAATGATTTAAGCAATGAAGACTGGGCTAACTATTTGATTGATGATAAAAAAGACACCTTATCTAAAGTAAAAGATTTGCTAGGATTAAAGGATGAAATAACTTCTAAGAAAAAAGGGAGTTCTTTTAGCTATTTAGATTCTAAAAATGGATTATATAAAATTAGATACACTTATGCGATAGGCTCAAAAAAGCCTAGTAAAACTCAGAGGTCTTTTTGTAAAAACATGATGAACATGGCTAGGGCTGGTATTGTGTGGACGATTGAAGATATAGACAGAGCATCTCGCGAGGGTGTTAACAGAGAGTTTGGGCACAATGGTCAACCTTTTAATCTTTTTAAATTTAAGGGCGGAATATACTGCCGCCATAAATTCAAAAAAGTGCTTTATAGATTAGAAAGCAATACAGAGCCTTCAGAGAATTTAGGAAACTATAAAAAGACTAGAACAATTCCAAAGAGTTATATAAAAAACCCAGTAGGATCAAAACAAGCTGGAATAGCGCCAGAAAATATGCCTAACAGAGGCGCATACCCAAATTAAATAAGATATGGCTACAGCATTATTTATAACACAAGAAGACTTAGTAAGAAATAGTATTATTGATGGAAATACTGATTATGACAAGATAGTACAATTTGTGAAAATCGCTCAAATAATTGATATTCAGAATTTATTAGGAACGGATTTATACAACAAAATCAGCGAAGATATTATATCAGGAGCTGCTGGCGGTGCTGGTTTGTCTGGAGATTATTTAACATTAGTTAATGAGTATATACAGCCTACTTTAATTTGGTTTGCTCAGATGAATTATATCCCATTCTCAGCTTATTCAATTACTAATAAAGGCATTTTAAAAGGATCAAGCGAGACAGCACAAAACGTAGATAAAAACGAAGTAGATTATTTAGTCTCTAAAGCTAGAGAGTATGCAAATTACTATTCTACTAGAATGGTAGACTATTTATGTTTTAATAGCTCATTGTTTCCAGAATTTACAAGCAATACAAACAACGATATAAGTCCAGATACAGACTCGACAACCTTTAATGGATGGGTGGTATAGCAAAATATAAAGTAAAAGCAAAAAATATAAGACGGTTAAAAAGCTATATACAGCTTAAGGAAAAAAAAGCACTTTTAATAGTAAAAGATGATAAATAATTTAATAAACGCTAAAAGCAGACAGTATACTGGGAGCGGTCTTACTAGTGAAAAAATGTCTGTAACTTGGAGGCATTATATTAGCGGCATTAACACATACACGTTATATGACACTGGATCGACTACAACGTTTCCTTTTGCTTATGGCGGCATACCAGTGCCTTACGATGCTTATTTTACTTCTTTAAGTTTAGCTAGTATGCCTTATTCTAGTAGACAATTTCCTAATGGAAGTAGCGCAACAATTAGCGTCTATGCTGATAATGTTTTATTAGGCTCACAAACTCAAGCTTATGGAAACAATGTAAGAGAATACGTCAAATTTGACTTTGGGCGTAAACTATCAATAAACGCAAATCAAGTAATTACATTGAGGTTACAAGTAAATGGACAATGGTGGTATAGTGCTACAACTTCAATAATAACACAAAGATAATGGAAAATCCAAAACTAGCAATGATACCAAGCGGCTATAATGCAGCCGACGCCAAGCTTTACTCAATACTTCCAAGTGACGGAAGCGGTGACTTTACGGTTTCAGTAGATGCAGACGCTACCAGAGTAAATAAAGATGGTTTAATTGAAGGGGTTGCTTTAAATCAAGCTAGGCTAACTTATGACCCATTAAACCCAGAGTGTCCTAGTTTACTTTTAGAAAGCGAGTCAACTAATTTACAAGTTTATAGTCAAGAATTTAATAATTCTGCTTGGACTAAAATTCAAAGCACTATAACTGCTAACAACACAACATCTCCAAGCGGAGAATTTAACGCTGATAAGTTACAAAGAACCGCTACAAACTCTAGTTTTGTACTAGATTCAATTAGTAAAGCAAGTGTGGCTAAAACTTATACAACTTCTGTTTTTGTAAAACAAGGAGAAGGCAATTTTTTGGCTATTAGAGCTCAAGGACAATACCCTAGTAGAATAGATTTAAGATTTAATTTTTCTACTAAACAAATTACGCAGTATTTAGCATCAAGCAACTTTACAGCTTTAAGCTCAAGTGTTAAAGAGTTTAAAAATGGTTGGTTTCGTATCTCAATGACGTATACGACAGATACTCATACTCAAGTAACAAATTATTTTAGTACTAGAAGCTCAGACGGTAATACTGATAGTACAGATATTAACTCCTCAGCAAATTGTTTTTTATGGGGGTGTCAAGTAGAAGAGAATAGTTTTGAAACTAGCTATATTACAACTACTGTAATACAGACAAGATTTGCAGATGTTTGTAGCGTAACTACACCTACTGGAGTAACTACTATTACAGAAACTTTCGCAGATAATACGACTAACGTAATTACTACTATACCTACTACATACACAGTAAGTAATGGATTGATTAAAAAAATAATAATGAACTAATGGCATACGGAGAAATATATAAAACAACTTACTGGGGGTTACCAGTGAAAGACGGATGGGGTGGGATTTACTTTGATTTAGCAAATACTAGTCTTACTGGTTTTGTTTTTGATGTAGACACTACACAATCTGGAGTTTCTACTTCAACACAGTTTAAACTACCATTATCAAGTCGAGGAGAATTAACTACAAACGCAGAAGTTGACTGGGGAGACGGTACAACTGACACAATAACAGCTTACAATCAAGCCGAAACTACTCATACTTATTCAACAAGTGGAATATATACTATAACAATTACTGGAACTTTAGAGAGTTGGTATCTTAATACTAGTGGAGATAGGTTAAAAATAAAAGAAATAAAAAATTGGGGTAATGGAGATGGATTAAATTTAAAAAGTATAGATGGGTCATTTTTCAACGGAGCATCAAATATGACTTGTATAGCGACCGATGGGCCAACTATCTCTACAAATAGTTTTTCTCAAATATTTAGATCGGCTAGTAGTATTGTAAGTGGTTTAAAAAATTGGGACATTTCAAGTGTAACATCTTTAACATTCGCTTTTTACTTTGCTAGTTCATTCAATGAAGATTTAAGTAATTGGGACGTAAGCAACGTGACAAATTTTAGTTTTTGTTTTGAGGTAACCTCTATAGACCAAAGCTTTGCAGCTTGGGATATGACAAGTGCCACAAGTTTAACTAGAATGTTTAAATCTACAACTTTGTCTACTGCAAATTATGACGCAACGCTTATAGGTTGGGCGGCTCAAAGTTTAAATAGTAACTTATCTATTGACTTTGGCTCTGCAAAATACACTCCTGGAGGAGCTGCTGAAGCAGCAAGAAATACATTAATAAATACTTATAACTGGACTATTGTAGATGGTGGACCTGCTTAATATATAATTATGAAAAAAAGAATTGATTTATGCTACCCAGAACAAGAGACATATTTTATTTGCTGGGATAATAAAAGACAAAATATAATGGCTTACGATAGTGTAACTCCTACGCAATGTTTGGGTACAAAATGGAAAGAAATAGACTATTACATTGTAAAAGATTTATGGTTAGAAATATTAAGTAATAACGGTATTGATACCGAATTTTTGTAAATAAAAAATACAATGAAGATAGGAAAATACGAGTTTAAAAACGAAGAAACAGCTGAAGCTAAAATAAAGGGTTTAGGCGTAGCAAAAGATGAAGACGGTAACGAATATCCAACGCATAATCATAGTATTGTTAAACTCGGTAATATAGTTTTAGAGCGTGCAGAATACGATGACGAAGGCAAGGAAACTAAAGCACCAGTATTAAGCAGTAAGTATCACTTAGACGTAGCTTGGCGATTAGAGGATACTTATAGTGAAGACGGAGAACTAATAAAAGCAAACCACCCTTATGGTTGGAAGTCGGCTAATGTAGACTTAGACAGTAACGGAGTACACTCATTTTTAGGAGTTGACTATTTAAAACATAAATTCTAATGACTATCGAGGATTTTAAACTAGGAACATTTAACGCCATTTCTTTTATGGTAAGTTTTACGCACGTAGAGAACAGCTTAAAGGTTATACTATTAGTTTTATCTATAGGCTATACAGCTCAAAAGATATACGAAACACATAAAAAAAAGAATGACTAAGAACTTTAGCTTAAAAGAGTTTGATTCTAAAGATGGTAGCAAAATGCCTTCTGAGGTTTACTTAAACATAGTTAAACTTGTAGGGCAATTACAATTCTTAAGAGATTATACTGGTAGAGCTATAACTGTAAATAGTGGTTACAGAAGTCCAGAACATAACTCAAGCAATAAGGTTAAAGGAAGTAAAACAAGCCAACACTTACTAGGCAAAGCTGCTGATATCACAATAGAGGGCTTAAAACCAGCAGAAGTATATAGGCTAATTGATGAGCTTATAGGTATGGGATTAATGCTACAAGGAGGCTTAGGAAACTATAAGACTTTTACACACTACGATATAAGAAAGACTAAAGCTCGCTGGTAATGAAAAAGATACTTGACTTTTTAGGCGGTAATGTAATTAAAGAAATAGGTGGTATAATAGACAACTTATTTACTACTGACGAAGAACGCTTAGAAGCTAAAAACAAGATATTTAAAGTAATACAAGAGAAAGAGCTTGAGCTGCAAAAAATGCAGACAGATATAATTATAGCTGAAGCAAAAGGAAACTGGCTACAAAGAAGCTGGAGACCTATTCTAATGCTTGCTTTCGGTTTTATAGTTATTTATGTAAAATTCTTAGCTCCTTTATGTGGGTTCACTATTCCACCTTTAGAGAATGAGTTCTGGAATTTACTTCAGTTAGGTATAGGTGGCTATGTAGTGGGCAGAAGTGCTGAGAAAATAGCTAAGAGCGTTACTATTAACAAAAACTAATATATGCGACCAAGATTAAACGGTAAAGTTTTAAAAGCTTACGAGAATTTAATTAAAGAAGAAAGAAGAATTTTAGTAATAGGAGACATTCACGCTCCTTTTGAATTAGATGGTTATTTTGAGTTTTGTCAAGAAACCTATGCAAAATATAATTGCAACCAAGTTATTTTTATTGGAGATATTATAGATAATCATTACAGCTCATTTCATGTAAGCGATCCAGATGGCATGGGTGGAGGGGATGAATTAGACTATGCTATTAATGATGTTCAAAAATGGATTAAAGCGTTTCCTCATGCTGATGTGTGCATTGGAAACCATGATCGCATAATAATGAGAAAAGCGTTTGACTCACAAATCCCTAAACGTTGGATAAAGTCCTATAATGATGTATTAGGTACTGATTGGAATTGGACTGAGCGCATTGTCTATGATGATGTTCAGTATGTACATGGCGAAGGCGGCACTGCTAGAACTAAGTCAAAAAACGATATGATGTCTACAGTTCAAGGACATATACATACACAAGCCTACGTAGAATGGGCAGTAGGTAGAAACTTTAAAGTATTTGGTATGCAGGTAGGCTGCGGTGTGGATGGTGGCTCTTATGCGGCTGCCTATGCAAAGAACTTTAAAAAGCAAGCGATTGGCTGCGGTGTTGTAATTGGTGGTCATACAGCAATAAATTGCCTTATGGATCTCTAAATATTAGTAGTTTATTCTACTATCTATTCTACCATAAGACAATCTACTCTGTAGATAGTGGAGTCGCCGAGACTCGGACAAATTTATACTATTTATGTATAAACACTATAAATACACATAAATTAATCAGTTTATAACTATAAGAGTTTATACTAATTTATAAGTTAAATATAAATTAAAACAACTTATATATTCTACTATCTATTCTACTGCCTATATTTGCAGTATGTATTTTTATTTAAAAAAGCCAAATTCAGACAAAGAGACTATAATACTATTAAAGTACTATGTATCTAATAGTAAAAAGTATTTTCAAATTTCAACAAAGTTAAGCATAAATCCTAACAACTGGAATTTTAAAAGTAGAAGTCCAATAATCAAAAGAGGGCTTGCAAGTGTAGAATCTAGGCAATTAACCCACCAGTTAAATAAATTAGATGAACTTTTACAAAGCACTATAAATAAACATGGAGCTTATTTAACAAAGGAGCATTTAACCGAAGTATTTAAGCCTAAAAAGAATATAGCTAATAATGTTATTGAATTATACAGCGAGTTTTTAAAGGAGAAAAAACAACAAGGTACTGTTACAGCTAGAACATTGCAAAAATATAATGTGGTGTTTTCAAAATATAAAGCCTTTTGTAGCAAACAATCTAAAACTTATAAAATAAAAGAATTAGATGATGATTTTTATGTAGCGTTTTTAGCCTATTTAAGACACAAAGATAAATTAAACGACAATACACTCGCTAGATACTTAACCTTCTTTAAAACCTTTGTTATTTGGTGTAATCGTAAGGGGTTTGACGTTAATAATGACTATACTAATGTATCAGTAAAAAAGTACCAATCCGATGACGTGGCTTTAAATTCAAAAGAGGTGGAAATACTAGAAAATGCTGATTTAAACGGATCTGATGAAAAGGCTAGAGACTTGTTTTTAATTGGTGTGTACTCTGGACAGCGGTTTTCTGACTACTCAGTCTTTGAGCGTGCTGATATACAAGGAGAATTCATTATAAAACGTTCAGAGAAAACAGAAAGCCATAGTATAATCCCTTTACATGATAAACTTAAAAACCTATTACATAAATACGACTGGAGACTTCCTAAGATAAGCTCTCAAAAGTTTAATGTTCGCATACAGTCCGTATGTAAAGACTTAGGGTTTGATAATGAAATTAAAAAAACTACTTACAGAGGTAGTCAGAAGACTATTGAACTATTACCTTTGTGGAAGATGGTAGCTTCACACACAGCCAGGAGAACTTATATTACTTTAATGGCTGAGAAAGGAATGGCAGACCATTTTATAATGGCTGTAACTGGTATTAAAGACGTCAAGACATTAAGTAAATATAAAAAGCTAAACAAAAATAATCTGTTTACGATTTCGGAATCTCTTTGGGGTTAAATTTTTTAGCTAGTTTGGCAATGTATAATTTTTTATATATCTCATCTAGCTTTTTTTGTTCTTCTAAATTATAGAGATTATAATTCTCTTGATAAAGTTTGTTGTATTCCGATAAAGTCATGCGTAAGCTTTTTATAATTATTTTTATTTGTTTTAAATATTATTTTTTATTTATTAAAAATGATTTTAAGTATGTACTAAAAGTATGAATTAGTTTCATTACAAAACTAGTTATAAATTACCCAACATCTCTCAAAAATTAACCTATACATTTTGGTTTTGTTAATTTTTGATAGATATTCTTTTAAATGTTATTTTATTGAATCTAAACAGTTGTCTATTTTTACAACAAATTGTTTTGCATCCTTTTCTATAAGAAACATATAGCGCTCCATTTCTAACAAACGTTCATGTAAAAGATTTATAGAAGATTTTAGTTCTTCTTCGCCATCTTTAACGATTAGCGCTTCTTCATCTATTTTATTACTTAGTAAGTGTAATGCTTCAAGTCCTTGTTCATAAAATTTATTTTCTACTTCAGTTTGTTTTTTCTCAAAGTATTTTATGACTTGCTGTGCTGTAACTGTAAGATCATCCTCATCTCCTTTTTTAGCTTCAATTCCATACAAAAGCCAATCTTTAGTATACTCTGGGAATGCAGTTAATATTCTATCTATTGTCTTAGTGCTTGGCTTTCGATTGTCTTGAATTAATTTATGAATAGTTCCTGGAGAATTAAGCCCTATAAACTTGCAAAAATCTAAAACAGACAAGTTTTTATCTTGTAAGATTTTTTTTATTCTTATCGAGTAATTTGTATTCATTAAAGTATTTTTAAGTAATAATTTGTATAGTATTATTATTATTAGTATATTTGTATAACAATAAGTAGTAATTACTATATTATGTTCTTATAAATATACAAAAATTATGTTAGAAAACACAAAAAACTTATTTACACAACTAAAAGATAAACAGTCGTTTATCATGCTTTGCTCTACTGAATTTGAAATTAAGCCTTTATCAATTAGAAATAATTGGTTTGGTGGTTATTGGGCTATTCCAGATAAGCACCAAGAACGAGTTGTAGATTTATTACAGAACTCTATTATTAAGCAAAACCTTTTAAAACAAGTGCCATGCTTATAGCTAGTAAAGATCAAATGCGAGAACTGTTTAAAGAGTTTGCTGATGTGTACGCTATAAACATACAAGAGCAAATAGAAAAGGCTGTAAACGCTTCACAATGTAACGTTAATATGAACGTAAAAGAATGTAGCGAATATTTAAGCCAAACCACAATGACTACTTACAATCATATACAAAAAGGCAAAATTAAAGCTAATCGTGTAGGTAACAAATATTTAATTCCTAAAAACCAATTTATATAATGATACAACAAAAATTTAAAACAATGCAAAGTAATGGGCTTGGCGAGTTCATTACACAAATTGAAGACGTTCCAGTTTTCTTTCACGATACACACGAGTCTAATTTAGGTGCTTCAGTTTCTATTAGATGGAGGTTTGACGTAGAGCTTAGGGATTACGGAGTTAAATCTATAAACGCTTATACAGTACAAGCACAAGTAGAAATAATAAACCTAGACACTTTAGAAGTCATTGAGATTATTGATACAAATGAATTTAAGTCTAGTGGCTGGACTTTAGAAGATGAAGGTATTAATTTAAACCATTCTATTGGCCCTACTGATTGCTCTATTGACTACAAAGACAGTTCAATTTTTATAGAGTGGTAATGGAGACAAACGACTACGATAATCCAGCATATGATAACGATTACAATGAGTGTCCAGTATGTGGCACACCAACAACTAACAGAAGCGTTTGCTCAAGAACTTGCTTTGAGGCTGACATGATGTAAAACAATAAATAAATAATAACTATAAAAAAAGAGAAACAATGGCAATCAAATTTGAACAAAAAAACAATCAAACAAAAACAGACTACACAGCACCAGCAGGTACGCACATCGCTAGGTGTTACAAGATGATTCATGTAGGCACTCGAAACTATGAGTACAACGGAGATCCAAAGACAAAAAATTCTATTTGGCTTTATTTTGAATTACCTACTGAAATGAGAATATTTGACAAAGATAAAGGCAAACAACCCTTATCAATTAATATAGAGTATAACCTCACTTTTTATGAAGCTGCAAAATTATTCAAACACGTTAACTCATGGAGAGGTAAAACATTAACCCCTCAAGAAATTGATGACTTTGAAATAGATTCACTTATAGGAGAGCCTTGCATGATTTCAGTCATTCATAACGTATCTCCTAAGAACGGTAAAACATACGCTAATATTACAGCAGTCTCAGCAATGCCTAAAGGCATAGAAGCACCTAAGCAAATCAATGAGAGCTTTATATGGGATTACGATACTAACTTTAGTATAGAAGCTTTTAACGAGTTTCATCCATTTTTCCAGGACATGATTAAAGAGACTCCAGAATGGGATAAAAAGCAAACTGATTTATTAGAAAGTGGTTTACTTGAAAAAGTAATATCTGAAAGTAATGAATCTAACGATATGCCCTTTTAATTATGGAATCGAAAATAGATAAAAAACACGTTCAGCATTGGGAGAGATTCGCGAATGTAAACATACTACTAGATAAGCACCTAGAAAAGAACAACATTGAACTCTATAAGAGTTTAAGACATATTGTGTCATTCTATAAAGAATGTACTAAGGACAGTATTAACAAAGAAATATTTCAACATGAAAATAGATATTAATTTAAAATATGTGCCTAATGATCTTGAAGAAATATACGAAGTTATTTGTCAGATGTATAATATAGATATAAGACATAAAACCAGAAAAAGAAACTATGTAGATGCTAGGGCTATATTTTATGCTTTATCAAGAAAACTTACTACACATTCACATCTTTTAATTTCTAGCTTTTTAAAACAAGGTCATTGCTCGAGTTTGCATGGTGTAAAACTTTTTGACAACTTAATGGCTACCGATAAAGACTTTAGAGAAGCTGCTCGATTTGCCTTGTTTAAGTGTTGTAATATTTTAGAAAAAGTTCACGAAGACTCAAGAGATTATATCTTTCAAAATTGGTCAAAGATAACTAATGTTCAACAGTCAAAAATTTGCGAAAAATTAAAAAGCTATATAATGGATAATATGGAAATAAAACTAAAAAAAGAATCTTATGCCTAAAGCACCAGCATTTCAATTTTATGCTCAAGATTTTCTGACTGGGGTTATGGATCTAACTATGGATGAACGTGGCTTATACATAACCCTTTTAGCTAGACAATGGGCAATATTTGATGAAAAAGGAATACCCAAAAAAAGGCTAGCCTTATTGGTGGGTTTTGAGTGGGATAACCTACCAGAAATGATAAAAGAAAAGTTTGATGATAATGGAGACTACTTCTTTAATTCTCGTTTAATGGAGTCTTTTAAACAACTTAAGTCTTATAAAGAAAAACAACGACTTAATGGACAAAAAGGAGGACGACCTAAAACCCAAACGATAACCAAAAAAAGGTCTTCATTGAAGATTGAAGATAGAAGTATGAAGAATGAAGATAGAAAAAAGAAGATAGAAGTAGAAGTTAAAGTAGAAGCTGTAAAGCCTTATCAAACAGAAAACTTTGACATCGCTTGGGCTAATTGGAAACAGTACAAACGCTTAGAGCTTGGTTTTAATTACAAAACTATTCACAGCGAACAAGCAGCACTTACACAACTAGGCAACAAGACTACAAGCGAACAACACGCAATAGACTCAATTAACAACGCAATGGCAAAGGGGTGGAAAGGAATCTACCCAGAAAAACAGATGACAAATGGAAGCAAGAAAAATAGTAAAAATGGACAGCAGTATTCAGAAGACTTCCTCCAAGAAGTTGTTACAAAATTACAACCCTTCTAACTGCATGAGTCATGCTAGTAAGATGATTACAGTCGCAGACGCAATAAACTCTAAAGCACCAAGCCTAGCAAGTTTTAAAAGAGATCAAAGCAAAGAGTTTACAGTTAATTTTGTAATGGTTTGGCTAGTTTATTTAAACAACATTTTAAACCTTAACAAGCCAATGAGCGAGGAACAAGTCAGACTATGCGCTGGAATGATTGTAGAAGAGTTCTACATGCTTAAAATATCAGACTTGACTCTTTTGTTTAAACGTATTATTTCTGGCTCTTACGGAGAGTTCTACGAACGTTTAGGCATTGATAAGATACTAAAGTTCTTTAGGTCGTACTTAGAAGAACGCTATGACGAAGCTTCTAGGATGTCTCAGCAAGTACACAACGATAGGCAAAGCGATGACACGTTTAACTTTAGCAATAACATGAGGCGTAAGCATTACATAAAAAAATAGTCAAGAGGTTGCTAATATTTTTTAAGAAGGGAATTACAAAAATGTAGTTCCTTTTTTTATTTCTACTTGCACCCATTTATAGCAGCATTAAAAAATAGTCAAGAGGTTGTAACTCTAAAATATTTAAAGGTTTTTTATTAAATTGTATTACAAATTGTTGTATTTGTGTAATAAATTGTTTAGTTTTATGCAAACAACCAAACTTTGTTTAAGAAAAGATATCAAAATAAGTACGGAGCTGTCAAGCAAACTTACAATGGCAGATCATATCACAGCAAGAAAGAAGCTGCTTACGCTATGGAGCTACACATGAGAGAGCTTGCTGGCGAAATTACAGAAATTATTCCACAGTACCCCCTCCGCTTATATGTAAACGGAAAAAAAATCTGTAATTACTTCATGGATTTTAAGATAACCCTAGCCGATGGAACTGTCGAGCTAATAGAAGTTAAGGGGTTTGAAACCCCTATTGCTTAGTCCCCTTTACTTTTTAGTAGGGGGGACAAAACTATCTGGAGACTTAAATGGAAATTAACCGAAGCACTACTTGAAGAACTTGAGCCAGGCGCAAAACTAGTATTAGTAAAATGACAGCAATCGATTATTTAATTTTTGCCTTAGCTATAGGAATGTTTTTTTATGCTATCTACAAATCATTTACAGATAATTATTAGACCAATGATTAAATCTAGTAAAAAGCTCATAATTAGGTTAGAAGAAGCTAACCGAAGAATAATTAATTATGAAAATGAGATTGCTTACTGCGATAGAATTATTGAATCGTTATACGAATATATAATCGAAGTTAAATTGACAAAAATAAAAACAAATAAAATACTTGACGAAATCAAATTATGGAAAAAAAGACGTGACAATTATTTTTATCACGTAAATACTTTATGCGCATGAAGTCTGTAACAATAACTAACAAAGTTAAAAACGGAAGGCTTAACGAAAACCAAAGCGTTGTTAAAGCTCTAAAGAACTTTGAAGGCAAAATCATTGAGATAGTTATAAGGCTTAAAAAAAAGAATAGATCCATAAGCCAGAACTCTTACTACTGGGCAGTAATTATACCAGTAACCATCCAAGCTATAGCAGATGAATGGGGAGAGCATTGGGATAGAGAGAAAGCACACGACTTTTATAAAATGCACTTCCTACAATACGAGATTGTAACAAACGACAATAAAATAATTAAAGCGCCAAAGTCTACCACAGAAAACAACACACATGATCAAGAGGTATTCCATAAGCAATGCAGAGATTTTATTAAGGAATTCTTTAATGTAGATATTCCATTACCTAATGAAAACATAAAATTTGAATGAAAGTATTAGAGTTATTTGCTGGAAGTAGATGTGTTGGCAAAGCTGCACATTCTTTAGGCTATGAGGTTTTTAGTTCTGATTTAAATGCTTTTGATGGTATAGATTATGCAGTAGATATATTAGATTTTGACACAAACAAAGTGCCTTTTAAGCCAGACATCATATGGGCAAGTCCTCCTTGTACTACTTACAGTATTGCTGCAATATCACATCATAGACCAAATAATAAACCTTTATCAGATTTTGCAGTTAAAAGCGATTTAATAGTTAAAAAAACTTTAAAAATAATAAAAGAACTAAACCCTAAATATTGGTACATAGAAAACCCAAGAGGAATGTTAAGAAAGCAGAAGTTTATGATTGGACTTCCTAAAGCTACTGTTTGGTACTGTACTTATTCAGATACTAGAGCAAAGCCTACGGACGTCTGGACTAATAATTTAAGGTCGTTATTAAATCCAGATGGTTGGCAACCTAGACCACAATGCCACAACGGAAACAAGAATTGCCACCACGAAGCTGCACCAAGAGGAAGTAGAACTGGTACGCAAGGACTTAAAGGTAATTACAATAGAAGTAAAATACCAGAGGAATTATGTATAGAAATTTTAAAAGTTAAATAAGATGTATATAAATATAGAACTAAAACGAGCTGAAAGAAAAGACTACTTTAATTTCTTAATCAATGGGGTTAAGCTAGGAGAATGGGAACGAAGCGAACTAAGACATTTAATTGAAACAATAGATAATAAAATATAATGGACAAATACTCAACAATTATAAAAATCTCGCTTAAGATGTTTAAAAAACTACCTGACGAATTAACGCAAGAAGAAAAAAACATAGTAATTGATATATACGATGACTATTACTAGAAGGTTATATAAAAAAAAGTGAAAATGTTTATATAATAATAGGATGTATAAAATATACACAAATAAACACACTAAAAATGCCATTTAAAAAGGGGAACTCATACGGAAATAGAAACGGAAGACCTAAGGGAGTTGACAATAAGATCACTAAAGAGATTAAAGAAATACTCCAAGAAGTTGTATTCAATGCTGACGAAATAAGCAAAGTATATAATGGATTAGACTCCCACCAAAAAGCTGAGTTTATGGTTAGAATGGCACGCTATGTAACCCCAGAACAGAAAGCTATTAATTTAGGCTTAAATGAATTTATAGAACAACCATTATTTCTAGATGTTTCAGAAGACAACAGCTATACAGAAGATTCAGAAGCTATCCAAACGGATTAGAGTAGTTCAAGGAGGAACTTCAGCATCAAAGACCTTTGGCATATTAGCCATGCTTATAGACTACTCTATTAAACACCCTAAGACAGAAACATCAGTAGTAGCTGAGTCTATACCACACTTAAGACGTGGAGCTATAAGAGACTTTAGGAAGATTATGCAGATGACTGGACGTTGGTATGCAGAGCGATTTAATAGAACTTTACTCACATACACCTTTAGCAATGGCTCAACAATAGAGTTTTTTAGTGCTGACTCAGAAGCTAAGCTAAGAGGTGCTAGACGTGACATCTGTTACATCAATGAGGCTAACAATATTGCTGGTGGCTTTGATTCCTACCTACAGTTAGCTGTAAGGACTTTAAAACATATTTATATAGACTTTAACCCAAGTGCTGAGTTTTGGGCGCATACAGAGCTTAAAAACGATTTAGAAGCCGAGTGGTTAATTCTTACTTACAAAGACAATGAAGCAGCTCCAGAAGCTGCTGTAAGCGAAATACTAAAGGCTAAAGCTAAAGCTGACAAAGGGAATGAGTATTGGGGTAATTGGTATCGCGTTTATGGAGAAGGTTTAACTGGGATATTACAAGGTGCTGTATATACCAACTGGAAAGTAGGAAACTTTAAAGAAGTATCTAAGCCAATCTACGGACAAGATTTTGGTTTTAGCAATGATCCAACGACACTAATAAAAACTTGTATAGATAGAGATAACAAGATAATTTATTTACAAGAATGTTTCTACAAGAAATCATTAACTGCTAGTGAGATATATATACTAAATAAAAAGTTTGCTAGAAACAATTTGATAGTAGCTGACTCAGCAGACCCCAGACTAATTTCTTCTTTATCAGCTCAAGGCTGTAATATAGTTCCAACCATAAAAGGTCAAGGGAGCGTAATATTTGGTATTAGCCTTTTACAAGACTATGATCTAATAGTAGATCCTAATAGCCTAGAGCTTATAAACGAGCTTAAGAATTACGTCTGGCTAGAAAAGAAATCTCAAACGCCTTGCGCTGGTTACGATCATCTACTAGATGCCTTGAGATATGCTGTAGCTTATCAATTAGTAAACCCAAACAGAGGTAAATACTTCGTACAATAACTAAACTATAAATGAAAACATTACTAGAACTAGCTTACAATTATCACAAAGAATGGATTAGAGCTGTCATATCTTTTGGATGTAATCCTAGCCAAGCTGAGGACGTAGTACAAGAGCTATACATCCAGCTATCACAAGATTTAAATAAAAACATTGATTTTACTTTTAAAGACGATGTAAACAAATACTACTGTTATAAAATTTTACGAGGCATATTCTTGACACTACACAAAAAGAAAAAGAAAATTAAAAAAGTCTATTTAGAAGAAATGGAGTCAGAGCCTAAACAAAACATTTCAAAGCCTATTGATGAGTTTAAGCATGCTAAAAAACAAAATCAAGTAGACAATGTTTTAAATGACTTATTCTGGTACGATAGAAAAGTCTACAAGATTGTTGCGTCTGGAAAAAGCATTGCTAGCCTTAGCCGAGATACTGGCATTTCTTACTATTCACTTTACAACACTTATACAAAAACAAAAAAACGAGTTAAAAACAGTTTCTATTTATGAAAGAAGAATTAAAACCCCACATTAATGATAGGCATTTAAACTATCTAAAAAGCGTCATGCTGAGTCAATTACTACTAGAAGCAAACGATGAGCTTATAGGCTCTAAAGCCTTTAAACAAAACGTAAAGCTACAAGTCAACAAGACTAGTAAAATGCTTGAGAGCATATACCAGGAAGGCTACAACATAGTCTATCACAATAACCCAGAGATGTGTACTAATGTACTAAATAAAATAGATGGTTTAATACACAAGATTAAAACAGCTTCTATTGATGAGCTAGTCATGATTGACGCTGTAGTTGACAACTACTTTAAAAACAAAGATGAACTAATAAAAACCCAAACAGCAGAGTTTGAAAAACTACAAGACTAATGAGACTAGGAGATATATTTTATTACATGACTTACTATACTGGCATTCATTGGCTAGTTAAAAAAATAAGCAATGCAATAGGCAAAGATTGCGGCTGTGAGAAACGGAGAAAACATTGGAATAATATTGACTTAGACTTATGACACAAGAAGATCGAGAGGCTTGGGTAGGCTTTAAAGCTGTTGTATCTACTAAGCTTCCACAAAAAGAATACAAGCTTTTATGTACGCTTCATGCTCGTTACTACAAGCATCGCTATCACGAGCCATGCTCATGCAGACCTCAAGAAATTAAAATGTGGATAGCTGACATTGACAGATTATACAATTCATAAAAAATAATTTACTAAAAAAAAACTAAAAAGTTTATATATAAATATGGAACTTAAACTAAACATACCCAATAGTCTCAATGAGATTACACTTGGACAATATCAAGAGTTTGAAAAATTAGATTTAACTAATGATTCTATGGTGCATTTAAAGATGATTGAAATCTTCTGTAAAGTGCCTAAAATTGTTGTTAGAAACATAAACGCTATAGATGTAACTGATATCTGTGATATTATTAATAATATGTTTGACACCAAGCACCAGTTAATAAACAGCTTTAAATTAGGGAAGCAAGAGTATGGGTTTATACCCAATTTAGAAGACATGAGCTTTGGAGAGTACATTGACCTAGACACTTTTATAGGAGATACAGATAACTTACATAGGGCTATGAATGTTTTATACAGACCTATAGATTTAAAACAAGGCAATAGATACATATTAAAAGAATACGATCCAGATACAAACGAGATAGCTAAAGACTTTCCATTGGATGCTGTATTAGGTGCCATTGTTTTTTTTTACAGTTTAGGGAAAGACTTATCTCTAACTATGATGAACTCTTTGGACAAAGCCAATCAAGAGACTTTAGCGCAGCATCTAACTTCTCATCCAAATACGGATGGTACAACAGCCTCTTTGCAATCTCTAACGGAGATATTACAAAGTTTGAATATATCACTAAACTAGGGATGCATGAGTGCTTAACATTCTTAGCATTTACAAAAGAAAAAAACGAAATAGAAGCATTACAGATAAAAAATAAATTTAAATAAAATGAGTAATACAGGCATAAGGGGATTTTACCTACTAACAGAAACAATAGAACAACAGCTACTAGCTGACGTAAATGTTAACACTTGCACGACTGGGGACATCTACGATATTGATTTGTCAAAAATGAGTATTTATCCTTTAAGCCACATTATAATTAATAACGTCTCAGTTCAAGAGTCAGTACTCAATTTTAACATTAGCGTTTTAGCTATGGATGTTGTAGATGAAAGCAAAAAAGCGACTACGGATATATTCAGAGGAAACAACAATGAGCAAGATGTTTTAAACACCCAACTACAAGTTTTAAATAAATTAATTAAAGTACTAAGGAAGGGCGATTTATATAATAATCAGTTCCAGCTTCAAGGAGATGCAAGCTGTGAGCCTTTTTATGATAGGTTTGATAGTAAGGTGGCTGGTTTTACAGCAACTTTTGACGTGCTTGTGAATAACGATATAACACTATGTTAAACAAAGAAGTACAAAACGAATTAAATAAGTTTGCTAAGTATGTTATACAACAGTCAAGAAGCAACTTAACTAAGGGCAATAAGAACGTCACTAAAGACCTTTATAATAGCTTAGGTTATAAGTTAAATGAAACATCAAAAGGAGCTTCACTAGGTTTTGAAATGGATGGTTATGGAGACTTTGTAGATAAAGGAGTTCGTGGTAAATCTTCAAGTGCTAAAGCTCCAAACAGTCCTTACAGATATGGAACTGGTAGCGGTAAAAAAGGAGGTTTAACAAAAGGGATTAATGAATGGGTTAAGCGTAGGGGTATTCAATTTAGAGACAAAAAAAACGGAAGGTTTTTAAGTTATAAAAGCACTTCGTTTTTAATAGCTAGAAGCATATACCAAAAAGGCGTTAAGCCTAGCTTGTTTTTTACAAAGCCTTTTGTAGCTGCCTTTAAAAGATTACCAGATGAATTACTAGAAGCTTATTCAGTAGGGCTAGAAAAACAAATAGGAGTTATATTAAACAAGAAATAAAATGGCAAAAATTAACACAAGAAGTCCTTTTTACATAACAGTAGGAGCTTCTCCAGCAGTTACAAACTTAACTCAAGTAGATTTTGTAGTTAGAGTTTATACTGGAACTAAAACAACAGACCGAGATACTGGAGCAAAATTTACTTTATCATCTCAAGCTATTGCTAACGTGGTAACTATAGAAATCGGAGAGCTTGTAAGTGATTATATTTTAAGTACGTTTAATGGTGCTTATGAATGTACTAACGTTTGGGTTGACATAGACAGCCAGAATTATATACAAGGAGTTGCTCAAGGGTACACTTCATTAACTCCTAAGTCTGGTTTTAATGGATACGGATTCTTTGAAGATGGAGCTAACCCTCAGAACCTACAGAGTTTATTACAATCAAACACAACTATATTAAAGTTAGATGATGCTCCAGTGAATTTAGCTGTAGACACTGGCATAACCACAAGCGTTGCGTTCTATTCTAATAACGAACAAATTTATACTAAGACCATTGCAAGCTCTAACGAAAGTGATAATCAAATAGAATACGTTACAAACACAACAAACGGAGCTGATGATTTTAAGCAAAGGGTTTTATTAGACGGAGGCACTTTTGAAGATAGTATATGCTTACAAGAATTTGCTGATGACTTTACAATATTTCCAGTAGATACAATTTACATAGACGGTACTAATGGCGTTGACGTTGTTAAAGTAGATAATATACAAGAGTGTAAATACGAACCTTATAAATTAACCTTTATTAATAAGTTTGGCGCACTCCAAGACATCTGGTTTTTTAAACGAACTAACGAAACTCTTACAACTAAGACAGAAGACTTTAAAAGAAACATTGTAGTAAATGGATCTTACGATACAAGCAGACACCAACAGAAAGTATTAACTAAAAACGGAAACGAAAAGCTCACATTAAATACTGGTTATTATCCAGAGAGCTACAATGATGTTTTTAAAGAGATGCAATTAAGTGAAGATTGTTGGATAGAAATAAACAACCAAACATTGCCAATTAATGTAAGTAGTTCAAGCCTAGCTTTTAAAACACAATTAAACGATATGCTAATAAATTATACAATAGAAATAGAGTTTGCTTACGACACTATAAACAACATACGCTAGATGCAAATATTAGAGCTTTACATAAAAGGATATAACAGACTAAACGGAACAGCTTCAACTTTAGCAACTAACAAGCTGATAGATACTGGTTCGGCTTTTTTAACGTCTGTAAGTGTAGGGGATATAGTAACAAACCTAAGAACTTCAGCGGTTGCAACTATTGTTAGTATTGATAACAACACGACATTAACTTTAAGCGGTACAATCTTCACGCAAATAGGCGAAGAGTATAGGATTGAAAGCGAATACCTAAGGGCTGATTTGTTTAAAGACGAGAGCATAACAGTAACCGATAGCTTACTAAACATTAAAGACCTTAATAAAATATTTATACCATTTAGTCAACAGTTTACGCTACCAGCTTCAAAGCAAAATAACAAACTTTTTAGGCATTACGAAAATACAGACGTTCAAAGTAGTTTTGATGCTCGCTATAGACACGATGCAATCATAAAGCTAAATGGTATTGATTACAAAAAAGGTAAAATACAATTCAAAAGTGTTGAGTTAAAAGATAATAAGGCATATTCATTTAAGGTTGTTTTCTTTGGAGATACTGTAGAACTTAAAGAAGTTTTAAATGAAGATATGTTAAGCTCTTTACAAGGACTTGAAGCACTTGATTTTGAATACACTTATAACAATGTAAAAAATAAGTTTATAAATAATACTGGCGACATTAGCTTTCCTTTAATAACTCACTCAAAAAATATGCGTTTTACTAATAGCGGATATAAAGATAATATAACAAACACAGAACTTTCTTTTACTGATATTAAACCAGCTATAAGAGTTCAAAGAGTGATACAAGCTATTAACGACACCTACCCTCAGATTAATATAACTGGCTCACTTTTAAGTAACCCAAGATATTTAAACTTACACTTGTGGCTACATAAAGAAGAGGGTTATATGAGTAACGCCATAGAGGGTGGTTCTATTTTTATATTAAGCAACAGATTTAGAGGTCAAACTAATTTCGATGGTTCTGCTCCAGATTGGACTTACAATGCTGGTTTAAGCCCTGACCCAGACTTAAGGGTTTCATATTTTGTTCCTTCTGGGGTTTTTGCTGGAACAACCTCTATCACTAGAAGTTTTAGGGTTACGCTAGAAGTTACATCATCTACTTCTGTAAGTTATTCTATTATATTTAAAAGGTCTTCAGATAACGCTGTTCTAGAATCTTTTGAAAACTTAACAAATAACCAAACAAAACAAACACGTTTTAGAAGTAGTCAGTTTGGTGGGATAGGATCTGAACTAGATTTTAAGGTAGAAATACAAGCAGAAAGCACTTTAGCAATAACTCAAAAACTAACTGTAGAAGAGGGCTTCTTTTTCTTAGACTTTCAGACAAACGGAGACGAATGTGTTTACAATGCAGCATCAACTAGTATAACAAACACAATAAACGTGACTGAGCATATGCCTAAAATGAAGGTTATTGATTTTTTAAGCAATCTTTTTAAGATGTTCAATTTTGTAGTTTACAAAGAAGGCAATAATATGGTCGTCGATGACGCTTGGTATTTTGAGCAAACTGGTCTTAACTACGACATTACAAAGTATGTAGATATGGCTAAGTCTACAATGGAGCGATTATTTCAGTATAAGAGTATGCTTTTTAAATTCAAAAGTAAAAAAAGCTTTTTAGTTCAATACTCAGATGAATTACAAAACAATTCTTTTAGCGAAGAAATGTACGGTAATGATGAATGGGACGGAGGTATTTATAAAATAGAGGTTGACTTTGAAAAAATGATGTACGAACGCTTAAGTAATGAAGATACCGACGCATTAACTTCAATCGGTCAAGGTGCTATGCTAGATAGAAGCTTCGAGCCAACAATAGGACAGCCTTTACTTTTATATATAGAACAAACTAACGCTTCTGGTACTTTTAATTTACTTGACGAAAGCGGAACACCAACAGCAATAAATAACTACAACAGACCTAGTAATTTAGGCGGTGATGTATATATAGCAGACAATTCAATTTCTTTAAACTTTGGGGTTGAAAACGATGAGTTTTTACAGACTGTAGGGGGAGATGGAAGGAATTTATTTAATGAGGGATATTTAGATTATGTTAATACTATTTTTGACCCACAATCAAGACTTTTAAAAGTTAGCGCTTATTTGCCTTTAAGCTTAATTACTAAATATAAAATGAATGACACTTTTGTAATAAATAATAAACCTTATAGAATTAACTCTATTAAGACAAATCTATTAACTAATAAAACAGACTTAGAGCTTTACAATAAACAACAATTTGTTAGCCAAATAGAAAACGCACAAGTCGCATATCTTGGTAGGTTAGCAGCTGTTAATGTAGTAACAAAGGGAACTACTTTTGTAACCTTAGGATGGGTTCCTTTATCAGACTCAACAGTAACTGGCTATAGTATATATGTAAACAGAGGGTTTAAGCAAACTGTAGATGATGATATTTCAGGGCTTACACTTACTGGTTTAACTTCAAATACTAACTATCAAATAGGGGTTAGAGTTCAATACACAACTACAGATGGAATATTTTATTCAAATGACACATTATTAAGCGTAAAAACAGACTAATGATCAAATTAATACTAGAGAGTTTAAAATACGCTAACGGAGAGACTGAGTCTATAAGAATAGCACAAGGTAAATATAAACTACCTACAACTTTAAAAGAGGGATACAAGGCACTTAAACAAGAAATAAAATGGCAATAGAGAAAACAATAGAATTAAATGTAGATAGTAAGGGCGCTCAAGCTGACTTTGGAAAGTTAGCAGATGCAATACAAGAACTTAATAAATCATTTTCTAAATTTTCAGATACAACAGAAAAAGGGCTAGATGATATAACTAAAAGCTCAAAGAAAACTCAAAAAGGAGTTGGACTTATAAGTAAAGGGTTTAAAGGTTTAGGACTTGCTATGAAAGCCGCTGGTATTGGTTTAGCTATATCGGCTCTCGCTGGATTAAAAGATATATTTAGTCAAAATCAAAAGGTTGTAGATGTATTCTCAACAGCATTTGAAACGTTTTCTATTGTAGCAAATCAAGTAGTAACAGCTGTTATAAATGTTTATGAGGCTATTGCTAAAAGCTCTGAAAACTTTAATGGACTTGGCAAAGTTTTAGGTAGTTTAATAACAATAGGTATAACTCCATTAAAGTTAGGTTTTTTTGCTATTAAATTAGCTTTACAAACAGCTCAATTAGCTTGGGAGAATTCATTCTTTGGGGATAAAGATCCAGAAACAATAAAGCGATTAAATGCAGAAATAAAAGAAACTTCTGTAAATATTGCAGAGGTTGCTAATGACGCTTTAGATGCTGGAAAAGATATAGCTACAAATATAGGAGATGCTATTGGAGAGGTTGCTAATATTGGTAAAATAGCTGGAGAAGAACTTGGGAAGATAAGTGTAAAAGCCGCTTTAGAAACAGCTAAAACAAATGTTCAATTAAAAAATAGTGCTGAAATTGCAGCCGCTCAACAATCAAGGCTAGTTGAACAATATGACAGACAAGCTGAACAACTTAGACAAGTTAGAGATGAAGAACGTAATACAGTAGCTGAACGTAAAGAAGCTAACGATAAGCTTTTAGAGGTACTAGCAGAGCAAGAAACAGCAATGTTAAAACAAGCTGATTTACAAGTAGCTGCAGCACAAAACGAAGTAAATAAAAACAATACTATAGAGGCTCAAGTTGCTTTAATAGATGCCTTAGCAAACAAAGAAGGAGTTTTAGCTCAAGTTGAAGGGTTAAGGTCTGAACAATTATCAAACGACTTAGCACTTGACAGAGAACAAATAGAGCTGACTAATTCTAAGTTAGAAAGTGAAAGCACATTATCAATAGAGCGTAAAAGATTTAACGCTGAACAAATCACAGATGAACTAGCAAGGCTAGAAGCATTAAAAGAAATTGATTTACTAGAAGCTGAACAAGAAACTATTAGACTTCAAGCTATTGTAGATAATGCAAATGCAGAAACACAAGCTAAGATAGATGCTCAGATAGCTTTAGATGATTTTACAGAACAATCTAGACAAACTAATTTGACTAGAGATACTGAACTTGAAACAGCTAAAAAAGATTTAGACCAAAAAACTAAAGACGCTAAGATATCAAACTTAGAAGCTGTAAGCGGTGCGTTAAATGGACTTAGTGCTTTAGCTGGTGAGAATGCACAAGCACAAAAATTTATAGGTATTGCACAAGCAACAATAGACACTTTCATAGGTGCAAATAAGGCTTTAGCTCAAGGTGGAATTGCTGGTCCAATCGCAGCGGCTGGAATTATTGCTACTGGTATTGCTAACGTTGCAACTATTGTAAAAACTAAAATACCAAATAGTAAAGGCGGCGGAGGTGCTGCATCTGGAAGCGCTCCTAGTGGTGGCGGTGGTTCACAGCCTCCTAGCTTTAATATAGTTGGAGCTAGTGATACAAACCAACTAGCTGATGCAATAGGTGGACAGACACAGCAACCAGTACAAGCTTTCGTAGTAGCTAATGACGTAACCACAGCACAAAGCCTACAAAATAACATTGTTGAGGGCGCTACAATAGGTTAAAATGCAAAATAAATTTAAAAAAGTTATATATAATTATGAGGATAGTTGAATTAATACTAGACGAAGACCAAGAAATAGGGGTTGAAGCTATTAGCGTAGTTGAAAACCCAGCAATAGAAGAAGACTTTATAGCCTTAAAAAGCCAAGAATTTAAACTTGCTGAAGTAGACAAAGAGCGTAGAATCTTAATGGGTGCTTTATTGATACCTAACAAGCCAATATATCGTAAGAATGGCGAAGATGAGTACTATATATATTTCTCAAAAGATACTGTCTTAAAAGCCTCTCAAATGTATTTGATGCAAGGCAATCAAAACAACGCTACAATGGAGCATCAGTACGCTATAAATGGACTTAGCCTTGTAGAATCATGGCTTGTAGAAGATAAGGTACATGATAAGAGCGTAAAGTACGGAATGGAATTGCCTTTGGGAACTTGGGTAGGAAGCGTTAAAGTAAACAACGATAAAATATGGAACGAATTTGTGAAAACGGGTTTAGTGCGTGGTTTCAGTATAGAAGGATTTTTCGCGGATCGCATGGAAAGACCTAAGGAAGAAATCAAAGAAGATTTATCTAAAGAAGATTTACAAGTTCAGCAAATTATAGACATTATAAAAGAACACGATGCCAAATAACAAAAAGAACGAAACTCCTAGCCGCACAAGCCCTAAAGGAGGCGCACGTAAAGGCTGCTTATGTAAAGACAATACATATAGTACTAAGTGCTGTGATGGAAGCTTAAGAGCTCAAGGAATTGGAAAAACTAGTAACTAAATTATATATATAAAATGAGTACAATTAAAACAGTATTAAAACATATTAACCAACCCATTAAAGGGCTAAGTAAAACCGAGCTAACAACTCAAAAAGTTGAGTTAGGGATTGTAGACGATTTAAACAAGATAGACAATGAATCACAGTCTATTATTAAAGAAGTTAAAGATAGAAATGGAATTTTAGATAAACAAAAAAAACTACTAGAAAAGGGATTGCAAAATATCAAAAAAGATGCTGCAAAAGCAGATAAAATAAGAGATAAATTTTTTGATTTAGAGAGTAAATATGAAAGTGCTAAACAAGAAAGTAATAGAGCAGACAAAAATTTAGAAAGTACTTCTAAAAATTACGAAAATTTAAAGTCTAGTGTTAAAACTCTTGAAAAGAAAAATGAACCTAAAATTAAAGAAGCTCGAAAAAATATCGGTTTACTTGACAAACTTATTTCCAATGCTGATAAAATGGCTAAAGAATTAGGTGTTAAAATACCTATCAATCAATATGTAAAAACTTTACAAAATTTAAGAAAGTTACTTTAAAAATGCAAAATAAATTTAACTAAATTATATATTAATATGAAGTCAAACAATGTGATTGAAAAAATCAAAGATGTTCTTAACCTTAACGAAGAAGTTAAGCTAGAACAAACCAAGCTAGAGAATGGCACTATAATAGAAGCCGATTCTTTTGAAGAAGGCAAAGAAGTGTTTATAGTTACTGATGACCAGAAAGTAGCCCTCCCAGTAGGAGAATATATCCTAGAAGATACTAGACTTTTAGTAGTCGAAGAAGAAGGCGTTATAGCTGATGTTCGTGAAGTATCTGATGAAGTACCATCTAAGGAAACTGAAGAAGGCGAAGAAATTACAGAAGATTTAAAAGAAGAAGATGATGATGATTATGCTGAAGAAGCTGATGTAGCTGATTGGAAGGGAATGGAAATTAGAATTAAAAACCTTGAAGACGCTATTGCTGACATTAAATCTGAAGAAGGTTTAAAAGAAGAATTATCTGCTATTGAAAAAGGAAACAACTTAACTGTTGAACTTTCACAAGAGATTCCAGATGAAGTACAAGCTGAATTAAACGAGCCAAGTGCTGATCCAATAGTATCTAATCCAAATTCTTTTAAAACCCTATCTAAATTTAAAATTGGAGCTAATAGAAAGCTTAATACAATGGATAGAGTATTATCAAATTTTAATAAATAATAAATAACAACTAAAATAAATAAAAATGAGTTTAGCAATTACAACTAGTTACGCTGGAGAGTTTAGTGGAAGATACATCGCGGGAGCGTTACTTTCTGGAGACACACTAGCAAACAATGAAATTACAATCTTGCCAAATGTAAGATTTAAGACAGTATTACAAAAAGCATCTACTGACAACATCGTTAGAAATGCTTCTTGTGATTTTAAAACAAATGAAGGAACTTTAACACTTACAGAGCAAATATTAGAGACTGAAGAGTTTCAAGTAAATCTTGAATTGTGTTCAAAAGAATTAAAAAGCTCATGGCAAGCTCAAGAAATGGGATATTCTGCATTTGCTGAAGCTCCAGCATCTTTTACAGATTTTGTATTAGCTCACGTTTCGGCTAAAGTAGCTGACAAAACAGAAAAAAATATCTGGCAAGGTGTAAATGCTAATGCTGGAGAATTTGATGGCTTAGCTGTTAAAATAGCTGCAGATGCTGCTTTACCAGCTGGTCAAGAAATTGCTGCTGTTGCTGGCGGTGTAAATGCTGCTAACGTAATTGCTGAAATGGGCAAAGTAGTCGATGCTATTCCTTCAACTGTTTACGGAAAAGATGATCTAAGATTATATGTTTCTAGCAATATTGGGCGTGCTTACACAAGAGCTTTAGGAGGTTTTGCTGCTAATGGATTAGGTGGAGCTGGTTACGAAGATAGAGGAACAAACCAAGTATTAGGAGGTTTATTCTTTGATGGTGTGCAAGTTGTAGTATCTAAAGGGATGGCTGACAACACAATGATCGCCGCTGAGAAATCAAACCTATACTTTGGAACTGGTTTACTTGATGACCTTACGAATGAAGTTCGTGTAATTGA